AAACCGAATCATATATTCAGTAGCATCACGAGTTTTCATATAGTCGTTCAAGTCTTCCTTCTCATGTGGTTTGATGGTATTGTCCATCAACTTTTCAATGAGACGTTCACCCTCTTTAATTGCAGTTTCATAATGCCACTTCATTTCCTGAAGTATGATTTCATCGATCTGTTCAGGTGTTAGTTCTATAGTCAGTTTAGTCATCATTTTACCACTCTGGTCCTGTAGTTTTACCTGTACGTTCATAGATATAACTGAAGTCAACTCCATATGCCGGAACTATCATCAATTTCTCTGGCATATTATTCTGATCTCGTTGCCCAAGAACAGAATGAATGAATAGTGTATCAGGAAACTTCTCTGGTGTCAAGTGACGAAGAATCGTAGATTGTCGATCACACTTTTCTTTGAGGCGATTAATCTCATTTTTCATATCACCAAGAAAAGAATCGGTAGGACCAATCTCACCTGTTGTAATCATTTCATGACAAGGAGAACACATCTTATCAATGAATCCACCTTGATTTGAATGATTGTTACAGCCTCTAACGATACATTTCATTTAACCGATCCCCGACCTGATTCCAGACTTTATTTCGGACTTGATCATTGATTTGATCCCAGACTTGATCATCGACTTGATCATTGACTTGATCCCTGACTTGAATCCAGACTTGATTCATGACTTGATCCCTGACTTGAACCCTGACTTGATCATAGACTTGATTGGAGACTTGATTCCAGACTTGTTTCTTAACCGATTTCATCAGTCAGCAGCCCGACGAAACCCTTCAGGCGTATATTCACGCTGCCGCTTTACAACATAGTTGCCCGCAGGAACCAGTAGAGTTTCATGAGTATCAAATGACCGAAGATGATTGATCTCAGTAGGTTCCTTAACATTCAGGAACAGTTCATAGAGATCAACGTCCTTGGTATTCTCAGGAACGAATGCTTCAACATTAGTCCGTTCCATCACATGATTGTGACCAGTTTCGGAATGTGCAATAACAAATACACCATTCTCAGCCTTCATCGGTTCAACGTTAGAGGGAATATCCTTTACACGAATGATAAGGAAATCGCCCTGTGCTGCCATCTTAGTAAAAGTCTTCATTTTAGTTCTCCTGATTTCCACTTTACGATACTATTATATATGGTTTAATGATAAGTGTCAATGTCTTTTTTGACTTTATCCCAGACTTGATCATCGACTTGATTCCAGACTTGATCCCAGACTTGATTCCCGACTTGACGCTTGACTTTATCCCAGACTTGAGCCTCGACTTGATTCCTGACTTGAACCCAGACTTGATCATCGACTTGATTCCAGACTTGATTCCTGACTTGATCCCAGACTTGTTTCTTAACCGATTTCATCATGTACGAACTTCAAGATCACGAAGCATTTCAGGTTCAATACCAAACGTCCAAGCATTAGCCTCAAGTGCGGTCTTACACTCAGGAGGTACAGGGATAGCAAATGTGCGACCAGTACCACAAAGAACCTGCAGGAACTTCTCACGACCAATATCAGGGATATCAACTTCAAGAAGATTACCAACCATAGCGTCTTCATCGGAATCAATAACCGTGCTATCAAGTTCACGAAGAATAGTTGCCCATCCAATGATCTCACAGGCGCATCGACGCTGCTCAATGTTTTCCCATGTAAGAGCGGTCTTAGCAGTCAACTCAGACTTCTTTTCGATCCACTCTGCTGGAACACGAGTGCCGTGCCAAGAGTAAACCGAATAACCATCACGATAACGAACGGCAGGTCCATCTTCGCAGTGAAGGCGATTCTGATCATCGAACTTGATTACTTCAGGGCGATGCTGGAATACCACAGTATCATCGTAGAAGGAAACCCATCCACAATACTTGGACAAATCCATTAGACCCTGAAGTTTATTGGTACATTCAAGACCAACCACTTCCTGAAAATAGTTGTAAAAAGACAACCATCCAGCATCTTGTGATCCATAAGACATCTCATTAAAGATATCATATTCGGACTTGGATGGATCAAGAGTCTTGATGAGACGAATAGCAGCAATAGGGCTATCAGTGATATGGAAGTTCTTTGGTTCTTCAAGACCAGCCAGACGATATGCAAGACATGCAGCCGTTTTAGCGTTTTCAAAGTCTACTGGTTTGGTGGAAAGACCAATCGAAAGCCACTTGTCAATATATTCAACAAAACGTGCTTCCTGATTAGCGGTGAGAGATTCGATCTTCTCAGACATGATGCTTCCTTCTTTTCACTATAGATATATCATACTATATTCGGATTAGATTGTCAACTTTTTTTGACTTGACCATAGACCTGATCCCAGACTTGATTCCAGACTTGATCCTCGACTTGATCCCAGACTTGATCCCAGACTTGATCCCAAACTTGATCCCAAACTTGATCCCTGGCTTGACGCCAGACTTGACCCCTGACATGATCCTCGACTTGATCATCGACTTGTTTCTTAACGGATTTCATTTAACTGATTCCTGACTTGTTTCCAGACTTGACCATAGACTTGATTCCTGACTTGAACCCAGACTTGATCATCGACTTGATTCCAGACTTGATCCCTGACTGGATCCCTGACTTGATCATCGACTTGATCCCTGACTGGATCATTGACTTGACCCCAGACTTGATCCAAGACTTGAACCCTGACTTGAACCCTGGCTTGATCATAGACTTGATGTTTAACAGATTTCATTTTTCACTCCTAGTCATTTCTTCAAGAAGGTCCTGAAGTTGTATAATGACAAAGTTCTTATCAGTCAGATTCTGAAGGCGAACAATCGCCATTGTCAAATCCTGGATTGCTTCCTCTACTGGTTCAATTTCTTCTAGGTCCATCAGAAGTCTCCAATACTTTCCGTCAAAGTCTTGAGGCGATTCTTGATGAAATAGTTTAGAATCTTGCCACGAGGATTACGAGTAGCACAAACATATTCATCCACGATTTCATTTTGAAGCAGTTCGGGGATCTCATCGAAGTCGACCATCTTCTTGTTGCGCATATAGTTGCGCAACATTTCGCCTTCACAAAACTCCTCAGGATCCATCGTCAGCCAATCTTCCATCTTCTTCTTGGAGATAGGTTTCTGACGAATACCATCAACGAATGTGTTATCGGGCGATAGGAAGTTTGGTACACCATCACCAGAATCGCCCTGAATAATGTGCATCTTCCTATAGCGATCAGGATTGGTTTCTACAACCATCTTCTTCTGAATAGGACTATACTGTTCGACGTTGGCATAACGCTGCAACTGAACAAAGTCTTTATCAGCAGAAATGATCATGATGTTCTTATCGTTATCGGGAGAACGAACGACCATACCATTATGCTTGCACAATGCGCCGATAATATCGTCAGCCTCAGCGCCTTCGAAACGCAACACGGGATACGGCATATTGGCAGCGATCTCATCACGAATCGTATGAAGCGCATTGAATATTGCGTTCCAGTCAATCGAAGACTTTTCGCGTGCTTTCTTGCGTCCTGCTTTATACTGAGGGAAGTATTCACGCCGCCAGTAAGACGGACCGTCGCAGCACATAACCATCTCGCCATAGTCGGCGAACTTCTGGCGATATGCTCGCAACGAGTTTAGAACCATATGGCGAACCAATGATTCATTCACTTCTTCGTTGTTATGGTGAAGTTGCATCATGATATTCGATATCATGACTTGGCTGAAGTCAACAAGGATCATAATCTATCTCCATTCATAGGAGTATTGTACTACGTCAGGGGGAGTTTGTCAAGAGTCTTTTTGCAGTACATCAACGGCATGTTCGACGATATCCTGAAACGGATGAGATAAGTTCAGGGTTATGAGCAAGGTTGAGCGTAACGATTCGACGGCAAATCCAAAATGCTTATCGAACTCTGGAGTGAATACATCGAATCCTTGTTGTGCGAACTTATTCGCTAACATAGTTGCATATGCTTCTGTGACTTCATCTACATATGCTCGCTGAACTTGTTCTCGCGTGTCTGGAGTTACAGTCCGAATCGCCGTGATCGCAGAACTCGGAAAGGCGATCACGTTATTTGATTGATCGTAGTATGACTGTGAACTCGTTGATTCGTCCATTCGGATTGCCTTCCTTGGTCTTGATTCCAGCGAATGAACGTTCCGCTGCCTTTGATGTTCCCTGAAGAACTCCAGGTAACATTTGTTCTGGCTTGCGAAGTTTCTTTTGCCTGGAACTATCACTTACATTCTGTAGAGTAGTCCCCTTTACACTCAATCCCGCATCGGTCTCGGCGACGTAGTGAGCAAGGATATTATATTTAGTGTTGAAAACCCATAGTTCGCGAGCACCGATAATCTTGGCAGGATCAATGGATACGATCTTCAGAGATGTATCTTCCTTCTGAAACTTCATGCGTGCAACGATCTTCTCGGCAGGCTTCGCCTTTACCTTACGAGGTTTGCTCACCACCTTCTTACGATTGTTGCCGACATAGGTTTCGCAGTCTTCGATCAGTTTATTGAAGAACACGATCTTTTGCTTCATCTGCCTCTTATTGAGATGGCGATAACCTTCCTTGAGTTGGTCATCTTTTCCTTCAAAAGCCTCAAGCAGTTCATCCAACCATGGGCGATAATAGTTCGCAATGGCAGTAGCATAGGTCGGCTTGATATCACGATTCTTGAGCCACTGATAGAAATCATCCAACGAACCGCTCTGGTCGTCGATCATGCCTTCCACTTCACCTATTAGATCGCTCAGTGGATTGCTGGTCGAAACCTTATATGTTGCTTCTTTCTGTTCAGCTTTCGCTAGATTCGCGCCGAGTTTGCATAGATCAATAATCTTGGCATTGATCTTGGTGCGTTCTTCTTCGTCGGCAGAATATCCATTGGATATCATCCGACACAAAGCAGATAGTGAGTTGGTTATACGCATATCAGGAACCTTGCCAAACGCAGCAATTGCGCTCTTTGGCATACCAACTTCCTGCATGTACTCAACAATCCATTTCCTCGCTTCCTTTGGCTCGAAGAAATAGTTGTACCAGTTGAGAGCATTCATCATACGGGTGCGAAGTTCGCTCTCGTTTAGGAAAGCGGAATCTTCCCATACTGGCTCGGGACCGAGATGTTTACCATCAATGCCCCGAGGCAGAACAGGTTTCTTTTTCTTTGGGGCAGACTTGAGCAGACTTTTAGACTTAGCCATTAGATTCTCCTTATCACTGTTACTAATGATATATCAAATCACTCTAATTGTCAAGACATTACCTTACCTTCTTTTAGAGCAGTAAGATATTGAATCCATTGGATTTTCCGAATATCCCAGTTATAGAAATTGTCGAAATAGATCTTCTGGACTTTTAAGGTTTGGCTCAAGCTAGATTCGTTTTGCTGATGCCTTCTCATGGTTTCCAACAGCGTACCAGCAAATATTCTGGCGTGACTGTTGGCATTTTCGTGCCAGTTATACATTGCGGCGAAATTAGAACAGGTCTCAGGTAATGCTGCAAAGTTCGGGCATACCACACTACAACCAGCGCTCATCGCTTCGATAACAGATATTCCCGAAGTCTCTGGCCAAATGTTCGGATAGGCATATATGTGTGCCTTCTTTAGTGCCTCACGAATAACATGATTCGGCTGATAACCATGATATGTCATATTCGGATGTTGCTGAATCTTTTCAAACAACTTCAAATATGGTTCGTCGCGCTGTTCCCAACCATATATCTTAAATGATGAATAGACGTCAAGATGAAAGTCGATTGCTTCGTTATTAGCCAGGAATTCCATTACAGGAACAAGCAGTTCAAGACCACGATGAGGCGTGGTATGATAGATAAGATTTACTGTGCCTGTTGGCTTTTCGTGTTGTTCTATTGGTTCTATTGCGTTCTGTAGAACCAATCCCTTAGAATAGGGAACACTAAGACCCATATTGTAAGTGCATTGCTGATAGTTGGAAACGAAAATTAGTTTCTCAAATCTATCAAGCGATTCCTGTTTCTTAAGATGCTGTGATTCTGGATCATCCCATGTATCATGCAACCAAAGAATATTGCGTTTGCTGTTATCGACAACACGGACTCGCGAACAAATGATATTGAATTCATCCTTCAATTCCTGAGGCAACGAATCCATTAGACGATCATACATTTGCTCAGTTCCGCCTTTAGAACCGATATGAGCATATGTGCCATTATCGGCAGGAGCGATTGCCTCTGCCGAGTCTTTCAAACCAGTGATATTTAATTTCGTGCTCATACTGCTTCCTTATAATCACCTTCAATAGAATAGGATATGATACTATCTAGGCGAAACGAACGCCAAGCATTTTTATCCAGATCCCAAACGGCAAGAACATCAGGATTGCTCTTTGTTTCAGCTTCCTTGATATCCATCTGGTTTGGCAGATAATCGTTGATTAGCGTACAGCGCATATCACGCTTTGTGCCATCCTTCTTAGTGAA